GAAGCGTGGAATAGGCCGCCTCCATTACCGTGTATACGGCAAAATATTAGGTGAAAGATATATGGGCGAACGGTCGCGGTTCTCATTCTCCATCATGATGAACAGCTTCTCAGCTTGTGTCTCAAGATATTGAATACGAGGCACATCCACACCGGGCAAGAGCATCGACATTTGGTGCGCCAACATGGCTTGAATGGCCATCTGAGCGTATTGAGGAATTTCAATCTGGCCAGACAAGTCGCCCACATCCATGATCTGGCGTGAATACCACACCACCATCTGCTCAAATGGGTCACTTGGCGTTGGCCACAGCGTGATCTTGGCTTGAGGGATCGTGCGGTTCAGCCAGAACTGATACGGCTGGTTGGCCGTGAAGTTCTTGTTGGGCAAGTTCGTGTAATCATCACGGTTCAAACGTGCCATCGTGATTTCTGTGGAGTTGTTGCCCACAAAAAACTCAGCCACGCTCAAAGTATTGCCACCAGTTTCACGCATACGGTAATACTGGCATGTCACGCCGGGGTCAATGTCGTACCAAAGCCACTGGCCGCTGACCCATGTGGTCACGCCAGTGTCTTCCAGCAGATTCCATGTGGCGCCGTCATTCGACCATTCCAAATAAATGTGGAACTGGCCAGAAGTGGCAGGCAAGATACCAATCGAACCCGCATAAATTGAATTGTTGCTACCGTAGTTGATGCCAATGTAGCCGTTTGGCGATGTCTGGGTGTCGGCAGTCAGCACATTGTTGTCAAACGCAAGGCCAACAACACCGGATGAGCCGAAGTATCCGCCGTATTGGGCAGGCGTAGGGCGGTTTAAACGGCGATACAGCGCGTTTAAAACGTCATTACCACCCACAGGTAGCAGATACTCAAATTGATCAGCGTTGAAGCCGTAAACCACCTTGTCAATCGCCCAATAGTTGATGCCTTGATTGATCAAATTGCTCAGAACGTAGTACAAGGCCTGTTTAGAGGCCTGAATTTGCTCAACAGTCAACTCTTCGGCCAATTTGCCCGACATCCGGGCGCCTTGGTCGATCATTTGTTGGGTCGTAACGACCGTTTGTCCTACTGTTCCGCTGTAAGCCATTGGTTACCTCACCAGTCTTTGTGCTTGTGGCTTTTCTCAACGGTGCTGATCTTGCAATGCTTCAAGTCAATCTTGCCGCCTTGCTTGTATCCACCAGCCTTGGCCGCACTGATACGAGCACCCAGCTTGTTCATTTCTGGTTCAATGTCACGAGCCTTGCGCTCATAGTCAGACAAATTCTGCTCACGGTCGGCGTAACGATAATTCTTACCGCCTTCGTAAGTTTTGGCCATTTCTGCATGACGCTTTTCAAGGTTGGGCAAGTCAGCCGCATCTTTCTTGGCGCGTTCTTTGGCCTCAACAGCCTCTTGTTGACGGCGCTTTTCCTGACGCTCTTCTGACTGTTCACGAGTCATGGGGTCGGTAATTGAAATGCGGCGGCCGGGATTCTTGGCGTTATGCGCCTCAGCCACGGCCTTGATCATTGACTTCAGATCGGACATGTTTGTTCCTTTACCAGCCGGGGCATTTCCAGCGTTTTAGGGATGCTTTTGCACGTTCGGCATCGCCTTTTGAGTGTTCTACAACACCACTCATTCTGGCACAAAACGAGTCTTTTCGGGAGCCGCCTTGAGGCTGTGGAGCCTTTAAATGTGAGCCAGTCTCACGGTTGTACTTGGCACGACCTTTTTCGGTCAGGCCAGCACCCTTGGAGACAGGCAACTTCTCTCCGCGGCCAACAGCCAGCGATACACCGCCTTCTTTTTTCTTGACGGTCTTCGCTGACTCTTTGAACGCAGCAGCCGTGGGCGCACCCTTAGAGCCGGGTTTACGCATCTTCTCACCAGAACCGTGAGCGATGCGCTCCTGCTTTGCGTGGATGTTGGCGTAAAGCCCCGGCTTGGCCATTACCAGCCACCCTTGCACATGGGGTTTTCGTGGCAGGTCGAAACCTTGCCGCCATGTGCTTTTTTGGCGTGGCGTTTCTCGCTGTAGGCGATGGCCACGGCCTGCTTAACAGGTTTTTTTCCTTGTACAATCTCTGTGCGTATGTTTTTCTCAAACGCTTTTTTGGAAGGACTATTTATGAGTGGCATAACACGCTCCAGAGTGAAATACGAAAAATTTTGCCAACATTGCAGCAAACAATTTTTTGTTCCTGAATACAGAAAAGACACTGCTTTGTTCTGCGGAAGAAGTTGTATGGCATTGTCTGCTAGAACCGTTCAAAAAACAACTTGTGAAGTTTGCAATACGGTTTTTGAGCACATTGCAAGCAGGGCAAACAAAGCAAAATACTGTAGCCCAAATTGCTATCACACAGCAATGAAAGATAAAGGAACTTTTGAGTACACCTGCCTTCATTGCAAAACAAGATTTCTTTCTGCTCCATCTAAAAAAAGAAAATATTGTTCTCGTGCTTGTATCAACAAATCTGCAATTGAAAATTGGAAAGGTGATTTCAGCACTGTCAGAAAAAATATGAAACGGAGAGGTTTGTTGAATTCTTGCCAAAGATGCGGTTTTGATCAAAACGCACAAATTCTTGGCGTTCATCACAAAGACCGCAATAGGTCGAATAACAGCATGGAGAACTTGGAAGTTCTTTGTCCAAACTGTCATTCGATTGAACACGCCAAACATATCTGCCATGGTTTTACTGAGTAATTCCCATCTCAGCCTTAATGTTGTGTTCAAAGGCTTTTTTGGATTTCGATTTGATCAAAGGCATGATTAACCTCCAGACACGGTTAGGGTGTTATTGTTTTGGATCAGCTTGCCAATCACGATAACGCCAGCAGCAACTGTGCTGGAACTCGTTGACAACTGCCATTGGATATCAGTCTTTTGTGAATAAGCATACGGATCAGCAATCCGGTTAGCACTGTAGAGCGACACAAAAGGCTGTTGCAACACGTTTCGGGTCACGCCAGACACGTTGTCGCCAGCTTGCACCTTGTAGGTCACAGTGATGCTGCCGGTGTAGGAGTTCGATGTGTTGACTTCAACCCAATCCAAGAAGAAAGTGTAACCAGCAGGCACGGTGTACACGGTGCTTTGCGAACGACCAATGCCGGGGTTGATCTGAGCCAGCGTGTTGGTGCTTTGCTTCAGAGTAATCGTGCCCACGTTGGTGCTTTGGCTGGTGCCTGCGCTGGCCAAGGTCAAGTTGTTAATACGGAAATAGCTGTTGACAGTCGTCACAGCAGTTGTGCCGTTCAAGAACAAGGTTTCAGACAACGGGTTGAAGTTGGCGTCAAGGCCACTGATCAAAACCGATGCCGATGTATTGTCTGAAGCAGAACTACTCACCATCGTCAGCGTGGTCGCTGAGGTGGGGTAAGTGTATGTGCTTGCATTTTCCCAAACTGGGATAGAAGTTGTACCGACCGATGCTTGATAGCCAAAGATGCTGACGGTTGTGTGGCCCAAGATTTGGCCACGAGCAACTTGCAAATCAAATGGTTCATAAGCACCTGCACGAGTTACTGATGCAACGATTCCATTACTCATGATAATTCCTCAAAGAAGCAGGGGCCGAAGCCCCCGCTGTTTAACAAGCGCGACCGCCTCGTTTCTTGCCTTGTGATGCCTTTTGAGCACTTGGGCGAGACACTGGAGCAGGATCATTGACAGCCTGTGGCGTGGCCAGTCGTGTACCAGCAGAACTTGTTGGTCGGCTAGAACTAACTGGAGCAGGGTCATTCACCGCTTGAGGAGTGGCCATGCGACCACCATCATCGAAGTGATGCACCTTGCCACCCTTTTTAAAAGTACCAGATTGCAGGCTGTTAGCTACGGGGCGGCTAACGAAGTGACGAGGCATTTTTTCTGCCTTGCCTTGATCGTTAACATTCCCCCCCGTAGCGTAGGCTTTTTTTGTGGCATGCCCTCCACGCTTGTAGCCACCAGCATTGGCTTCTTTAACTTCACCAGTTTTGGTGTTGGTCTTGCCCTTGGGAGTGCCGTCCACGTTGTTGATGGCGAACTTCATTTCGTTGCCTTCAATAGCGCCACCAGTTGCCTTGTGGTGCATCTTGTGGTGAGCCTTGCCGCCGTGACGATAGCCGCCAGCGTTGTTCATACGAACGCCACCAGTGCCATGAGCGCTGTCGTGTTCAGCTTCGTGCATCTCGGTGTTTTCGAAGTCATGTTCATTGCCTTCGATAGTGCCGTGCATCTCAATTTTGCCGGGGTTGCGCTTCTTGTCGGTATCAGCAGGAATATCGCCGCCAGTTGCTTTGTGATGGACTTTGCCACCACGTTTGTAACCGCCAGCATTCTTCTCTTTGATCTCGCCAGTGCCGTGGGCCTTGTCGCGCTTGTTGCCGTCAACCACTTTGGTCTTAACGAAAGGTTTTTCGTCATGCTCAATCGTGGTTTTGGTTTCAAACTCGTCAAGCTTCTTGCCCAACATTTCACCGCCCTTGGCCTTGTGATGAATCTTGCCACCGTGCTTGGCGTGAGCCTTGCCACCGTGTGACGAATCTTTCATGGCTTCGTGGTGATGCAGTTCTTTTTCCAGCTTCTCAATATGTTTTTCCATACCGGCGTGGCCACCCTTCTTCATGCCAGTCAAGGCCTTACGGACTTGCATAGCACGGGCAGCACGAATAGCAGGAGCCATCTGAGCCAGTTTGGCTTGGCCCATAGCGGCCATTGGAGAGGCCATAGGAGCGCCCATAGGAGCAGCACCCATAGGCATCATGCCACCATCAGCCTTGTGAGCCATGCCACCCTTCTTCATGAAGTTGGGGTTCATTGCCTTGCGGCGTTCGGCCATGGAAGGCTTCTTGGGGGCGTGACCATGTTCAGCGTGGCCGTGCATGCCTTCATGGTGCTTTGCGGCAGCATGGTGCATGCTGTGATGGCCGTGCTCTTCGTGGTGTTCCTTCTTATGGACTTTGCCACCCTTTTTCAGCTTCAAGATAACTGACGGTTCGTCAGTCATCATCTTTGGCATTTGGCTAAAGCCGCCAGCGTGTTTTGTAGCCATGAGAGCCTCCTATTAAGCTTGGGTCACACCCAAAGCGCCAGTGCGGGTTGCATTGGGGCCAGCAGCGATGCCGGGCAGTGCAATAACCATCACCAGACGCTTCACG